GAGCGTACGTGGCAGTTAGAGGTACCTTGCACGTTCAATGATGAAGCACCGATGAGGTTTACTGCCATGCTCAATCCGCACAACCAGTGCGGGCCCTTGCTCGCAGAGCAAGTTCCCGTCGTCACTGGTGACGATTTTGACTCATTCATGGCTGCCTTCAACAAAAGGTGCAACGTCAACCACAAAGATGATATAGAGGACGCCGAAATGGCCGCTGCTCTCAAGGTCATTGACAGTATCAAGTGTAACTTCCCCGCATGGGACGAAAACCCCGACGACAGAGCAACCTGGGAATCAAAGTTTGATTCCCACAAGGTGGATCGTATGAGGGCCGGCATGCAACAGGTGGACCAAGCAACCTATGGTTTCTTGGGTACCAAAGACCTGTCAATCAAGAAGGAAGTTTTGCTCAAGCGTAATGACCCTACTTGGGCAGCGCGAGTCATTTATGCGGGGAACGATGTTTTCAACGCAATGACCGGACCCGCCATGATGGCAACCATGCAACGGCTTGAGGCGTTGCTAAGTATCAACGTCATTGGCGGAGTCAAGTTTTGTACCGCATACAAGAAATCGGACACAACTCTCGCAAGTTTCATCGAACAAGACAACCGCACGTACCCACACACAGTGGAAGGAGATTACAGTGCCAACGACAAGCACCAACGGGAAGGAGTCCACTTGCTCCTCGATCGTTTTTTGGCCAAGATCAACATGCCTCTGTGGCTACGCAGACTGTACCTTGAGAACAATAAGTTCAAGGTCAGGTCGTTCAAAATGGGCGTCCGAGCAGTCCTCAAAAACCAGCTACCGACTGGCACCACGTTCACCACACCTCGTAATTCAGTGTATAACATTGTCATGTATGCCGTGTCATGCATGCAACAAGGCTTGCGATCCATCGCCCTTGTTCTCGGCGATGATCTCCTCGCCCGCACTGATAAAAAGATGTGTTTGGTTGAGTGGAAGGCTACCGTAGCCCGGTTCAAAATGGTGTTGAAACCCAAAGCGCCACGCATGCGTGGTGGCGCGACATTCCTGTCTAAACGCCTTATCACTGACGTCGAGAACCCTTGCATGGTTCCGTTGGTTGGCAAAGCAATTGCCAGGTTCAATGCCAGGGCCATTTACAAGGAGGACCAAACCCATTCGCAATACATGGCCGGGAAAGCACTCTCGTATGCTTACGAATTCCGGCATGTCCCTTTCCTTCGCGATTTCTTTCTGTGTCGCTATGTTTCCGAGGACAGTAGCAAAATGTCCCTCGACGAACTTTCTTGGAACACCAAGACCGCAGGTGTCGACCTGTCAAACATTGTCCAGTCTATCAAGGATGAAAAGATTCTCGTCTCCGACGATGAGTTTCGTGATTGGGCAATGGAGACTTATGACCTCGGGCTGGTTGATCTTGAAGAGATTTGCGAAATGGTTATATTGAGTGATCAGCCGGAGATGGTAACTCACCCTTCCGTGCACAATCTGTCCATAGATTGGTAGCACTCCTCAGTGTTTGGGTAATCCGACTCGTCACTGGGGCTAACACCCGCCGGACGCTACTGCA